TATTTTAATCTTAGTGCCACTAACTTTGTTACTGTGTTAAATTTAAAGAATTTAATTATATTCTTCAATTTGATATCTGATATTTAGATTAGTGGTTTAAAATAATGATTTTCTTTTATTCTCTGTGTTTTAATTTTAGCACTTTGAACCTTTATTTCTCTTATTTTCTACTTTCCATTAAAATACACAAAACAAACTAAAAACTTGAAAAAGAGATTTTATCTCACAAAAGAAACTAAAAATTCAATTCTTTAATGATTGATGACAGCATGAAAGTATGTGTTAAATCTTCTTCGGAATTTGTTAATTTAGACGGTTATTCTCTATTATATGTATTAGTTCTATTTGTATCGTTAGAACGAATTTATATTAGTACGAAATCGAACGTCGTGCGCGACTAGTAGGCTAGGAACATATAATATTCTAGGTACATATTGCTACGTTCTATGATATAATTTAGATAATCGCTAAGGAAATTATCTGACAGGGTGAAAGAACCTTGACAGGATGAAAGTATCCATCAAAATAATAACTTCTTTTACTCTCAACTATGGCCACAATAATTCTTGCACCGAAATTGAGCGTTAAATCAGAATCTAAAACTAAATTACGAAATGGACACAAACTATCTACTAACAAACAGTCAGTTACTATGGATAAAATTCCACATGATCTCTCCGCTATATCTCGATCTTTGGATAAAGTTAATTCTTTTTCCACTTCAACTTCGAAACTACGGCAGTCCAGATCTAATGATAATCTCGTACGTTTACAATGTGATGGTGACACTGATCACATCAATCTGGATCCTATTCCAGAAGGAACTTCACTTGTTAAGTCTTGTTTTGATAGTAAATGTTCTTACATCAAATTGGTCCCTACATTCGATAGTGTTTTTGAGACCACTCACAACGCGTTCATTACTCTATGTGAAGATATTGTCTCTAAGCTACATGCTGATAACAATATTCTGTGTGATTGGTCTGAGTATCCAGTAAAGATACACATTGACAACGCCAAGTTGAATAAGGTTCATATGTTTAAAAGTGTAAAAACTAACATTAAACTTAGGAATCCTTCATTCACACGAGTGATTGAGTGTAATCTATATGACCCAAATGCTGAGTGGAATTTGAAATCTTTCGTTGCTAGACAATATAATCAACAAGGGAAGATTTTCTTCAAATTTACACTCAATTATCAACATAATAAAGTGTTTAAGGATCTTGAATCTCTAACTACACTGATAACTGATATTGCATCTATGGGTGATATTAAGCATCAATTTAATTTGTCAGGTTTCTTTGATAACCAATCCAATGAGTCAATTAGGTCTTTTTGCGATAATATGAGCAAAGATATACCTGATATTAAGGCTTCTCTTGGTTCTCTATCTAGTATCGTGCAATCCTGCGTTACGGATACTGGAGAATTACGAGACTCTGCTTTTGCTTCATTTAGGAATTTAATGGGATTATCTGATAATTCCTTCCTGAATACTAGTTTCCTATCAATGTCTACAACTATATTTCTCTTAAGCTCAACAACCCATCTAATTCTTGGGTTTGAGAGAAGTAAAGTTAAACTCCTTGTTTTGGCTGTTGTTTTATATGTCACAGTTCATAAAGAGGACTTTAAGCAATTATTGACATTTTGTTGGGATTCTATTGCTGACTCCTTTACTCCAGTTGCACAAGCTGGTAGCCTTGATTTTGACTTAATTAAGTCCTTTGCTACATCTGCTATTTGCAAAATATCTGGTATTACCGATAAATTCTCTATCAGAGATTATGTTAATTTAACATGTAACTTTGATAAACTTAAAACTGGAGTAGTTGGTATATTCAAATGGTTCTCAGAGCTTTTATTTGGTTTTCTCCAGTGGACTGGTATAACCAAATTTGTACCTGTCAAATACAGATATATGTTCGAGAATAATGAAGACGTTATTACTTTAGCTAAGGAGGCACAATCTATACATCAAGAATGTATCGATGGTAATTTTGCTTTTTCGCGAGATAATCAAGAAAAATTAGTGGCTCTGATAAACAAAATGAAGGATTTACGGACCAGATTAGGTACCGGTAGATCTGGAGCTTTATCCTCTCTTTCCTTTGAAATCAATTATTTAACTAAGTTGTCTGATAAGATTGCTGCTACTGGTGTTGATGTTCATGGAACAAGACCAGAACCTGCAGTTCTTATGATTGGAGGTAAACCTGGTCAATTGAAATCTCAATATTTAGATTTCTTTATAACGAAGGCAGCTATGAACACTCTGTCTAGGGAGGAACTTGATAAGTTTAAATCGAACAAGACAGATTTTGTTTATAATGCTCGTCCTGAAACTAAATATTGGGATGGATACACCACGGCTCATAAATTTTGTATTTTTGATGATTTTGGCCAGACAGTTGATGCTGCTGGATTACCAGATAATGAGTATATGAAATTTATCGCTGCAGTGGGTGAAAGACCATATATGTTGCATATGGCTAATCTTGAGTCGAAAGGCAATTTGTTCTTTAATTCGTCTTATATTTTTGCCACTACCAATCTTACCAATTTTAAACCTGCTAGCATCATATCTCCAGAAGCTTTAATAAGAAGATTCCATGTTTGTGTCTGGGCAGAAATAAAAGATGAGTATGCCTTACACTATGTAGATGAGAATGGTATTAAGAAAAAGAAGATTGATCCAAATAAATTTGATAAAGATGAGGATGGGAACACTAAACTAAATGTTAACATGGTTGACTTTAAAGAATGGTTTCCTAATAGACCACCAGCTTTGCAATTTGGACGGACTTTAACTTTTGATGAGATTTGTGACAAATTGATTACTGTTTATAAAGATCATCAAAATTATTTTTCTACCAAAATGGATGTGATTAATGGAATGATCTATCCCAAAGATTCAGCATTGGGTAGTGATATTTCAGATTCCTTTTCAGATGATGACTCTGATGATGAGGATATTCCTGACCTTCATTTGGATTCTATGGCTCAACTCGAAGATGATGAGGAGCGATATTACGATGCTCCCACAGATATTGAAATTGAGCCTAAGTATAAGCAATATTATCAGGTTTATCTGGAGACTAAAGCTAAATATTCTGCTAATTTCGAGCGCCATATGAAGAAACTTAAGGAGTATTGTATGAGTAGTGCTGACATGGTACTCTGTGAAGCATCAGTATTTGTTGTTTTACTTAAGAGGTTTGGTAAAAAGTTCATAAATTGTTTTGGATTACCAAATTTATCAAACAGGTACTCTCAGTTATTCCAGAATTATCTGGAATCTTTGTATCATACAGATTATCCGGCATTCTTTGCCAGAAATCTGACAAGATTTAAAGACTTCAGTATGAATAAAATTTCGATATTGAGTGAGGTCCTTGGTTCTTGGGTTCAGCATTTGTATGACTATAAATTAGTTTATAGCTCTATAATTGGATTATCCACGTTATATTATTTATTGACAAGGGATTCCGCTGAAGTCGATGAACCAATGTATTTTCCATGTGATATTCCGGGCTGTTCCGGTGTTCTCAACAATGATTGTATTGGAGACAATCAAATTATTGTAGGAAAATTTACTTTTGACTCACATAATGAGTGTAATTATTCTGAAACGCAATTACTCTTTGAGGAAAATTACTCATTGGACTCATGGAAAGAAAGATTATCTGTTAATGAACTTGATTTGTCACAATATCTTTCTCCTGTTGCTCAGGTTGGCGGCTATGAGATGAAAAATAGAGTCTCTAAGCCAAGAATCTATGCCCAAGCGGGTTATGACTCAAATGGGGAACAACAATTAAATAGTCTTATATCTAACAATTGCTATAAAATGTCATGGCTATCAGAGACCCAATCGGAATTTGACAAGAATGATTACTCTCTGGAGCTTAATGATCTCGGGATGATTACTTTTCTGAGAGACACAATTTGTATAATGCCTTGTCACTTCTTAAAAGTTTTGAAAAGTTTGATAGATTCAGATAAGTATCCTTGCACTTACAATTCCACAGTTTTACTCTCTAAATATACTAGAGAAGGAATGAAGATAGTCAGAAGATTTAATTTCTCTGATATGTTGAAGAAGGAGCAAATATTCTCGTGTCCTGATATGGATAACAAAGACCTAGTTCTTTTTAAGTTTTCCAAGAATCAAGCGAATTCGCATCGGGATATTATTCAACTCTTTCCTCCACAAACTATTCTACAATCTACAAAATTATTTACTGGAGTTTTGAGAGGAATGCCTGGGTCAACCGTTTCTGAACACACTGTGACTGCACAGTTAACAGGAAATCAGAATATTACGGTTAGTAAGTCTGATGAATCAATTTATGAATTACACACGCCCTATGTTTATGCAGCCCATACGCGTAGTGGTGATTGCGGTTCAGTACTTTTTAGATTTGATCCCAAATCTAAAAGTAAAATATTTGGGTTTCACGTTGCTGGAATAGATCAATTTAATTATGGATATTCATCTTCTATTAGTAGAGAGACTCTAGAATTTGTTATTGATTCCATTAACAAGGAGACTCCTATTATCAAGGATTCTACTATAGAATTCCAAACGTGTATTCCAGATTTGGATCTGCATCCTGATTTTCAACAACTTTTTGATCATGAACTTTGTATGAATTACCCCAACAAAACTTCCATTATTCCTTCCAGGTTATGCCATAAATGGCCGATGCTAGATGTGGGTCCTTCCGTTTTGTCTCGAGAGGCCTACAGATTGGCTGTAGCCAAATATATTCGTCCACCTATATACATTGATAATGATGTTATAGTTAAATTAGCTAAAGCAACTTTTGTTTCTATCGTGAACCGCTCTGTTTTATACGATAGTTCCAAACGTGTTTTAAGTTATGATGAAGCTGTTTTTGGCATAGATGATGAGCCTGATTTTGGGCCCATTGATAGAACTACTAGTCCTGGTTTTCCCTTTGTTTTTGATAAGGATGGCCTTCAAGGAAAGGGCTCTTGGTTTGGTCTAGGTGAAGATTTTGAAATCAAACCCAAGGGCCAAAAGCTTATTGAGCATTGCCTATTGTTGGAAGATGCCATGGCTAGAGGGGAACGCCAATTATTTATTTATACCGATAATTTAAAGGATGAGAAGAGATTGATGGAGAAAGTCAAATTATCTAAAACCAGATTATTTTCTGGTTGTCCTTTGGATTACTTACTTCTGGTTAGAAGGTACTTTGGTGCCTTCACACTATGGTTAATAAAGAATCGGATAGATAATGGTATTACTGTTGGTATTAATCCATATAAAGAGTGGCATCGTTTGGCCATGAATTTGTTAAAGTTTGGATCGAAGGAGGATAAAAATTTCCTCGCCGGTGATTTTTCTGGTTTTGATTGTTCAGGAAAACAGAATATTTATTGGTGTATTCTTGATGAAATCAACAACTGGTATGATGATGGACCTAGAAACGCTCTGATTAGGCGTTTACTTTGGCTTGAACTAGTTCAATCGCGTCATATTCATCAAAATCATGTTTACGAGTGGCATTCCTCTTTGCCCAGTGGACATCCAATGACAGTTCTCGTTAATTCGATCTATAATTTATTGGCTTTTCGCTATTGTTGGTTACGAGTTCACCATATGGATTTTTCCAGTTTACTGGAATTTGATGATCACGTCTATTTGGCAACGTTTGGTGATGATGTTAACGGTAGTGTATCCCATGCCAAGAAGGATTGCTTTAATGAGAAAATCGTTCAAGATTACATGAAGGATTTAGATTTAGTCTATACTTCAGATAAAAAGAAGGATTTTGTTGATAATTTGCGAACAATACAAGATATTACTTTTCTAAAGAGATCATTTATATTTTGTCCCGTTACTGGTGTGTACGTTGGTGCTTTGGATAAAGATGTTATCAAGACCACGCCTGGCTGGACAAAAACACATTCGTCAGATTCAATTTGTATTGATAATATACACTTTGCCCTTAGGGAATTCTCTCTTTGGGGGGAGAGTGATTTCAAATGCTTTGTTGAATTAATTAGACCACATGTGAAATTTGTCTATCCTGGATTTGTGTTCGATTATGACTACTTTTCCAATGTTGCGAAGGTTATGTCCATGGAGTATTATTATTAATAATAATACTTCTTACTAATTAGTTTCAATTATTTTGTATATATACATTTATTCACTTATGAAAATTATGAAAGACAACAATATTATTTTAAATGATGAGTATCGCCCTTTATGCCTAGAGGGGACTGACTCCCTAAATTATAGGCAACCTAATATTTATTTTCAATCTGGAGATAGCTCTAATAATGATGCTTCTTCAGATATACAAACTGATTCAGTTAAAACTTCCTCTAATCTGGATCAATCTGGAACTACTCACTGGGTGGATAATGGAACTGTTGAAGTTGTGTCACCAGCTAAGTACATGACTTTGCCGAAGAGTTCGTTATCCACAGATCAATCTCAATATCAAGATATCTCTGATTTTATGAACAAGCCCAGAGTTGTTATTGATGTTAATATTACTCCAGGTACAGGTCCCTCTGTACTTGCCAATTTGGATATAGGGAAACTCATTTATGTGTCTTCCACTTCAAATGATATTTGGAAAGATAAATTGAAGGGTATTTATGGCATTAAGTATGATTCTGAATTTACTCTCAAAATAAATGGTTCCAGGTTCGCTCAGGGTCTTCTTATGATGTCATTTTGTCCCGGTGGTGGGACAAATTCCAGTGATACTTTCTTTAGAATGTATAACAATTCAAGAATGCAAGCGAGCCAAATGAAACATGTTAAAGCTGATATCAATTGTGATAGTTCAGTTACTTTAAATGTTCCATGGGTTTCTGCTTATCCATTCCAAAAATTGACACCCTATGCTACTTCAAGACAGGGTTCACCAGGTTTACTTATGTTATACATTTATTCTCAGTACAATAATGTTGATGTTAGCCCAGCTGGAGATTTGAGGATTACAGTTTTCCAATCTTTGAAGAACATTGAATTCTTCGGAAATGCTGTTCCACAATCTCCAGTTTTAGATCTTGATCTAAAACCAATAGCCAGAACTTATTTTCAAGCTGGTGCTATTAAGCGTATTAATAAAAAGAAGGATGTGATGACAGAAGAGGAAGAATCTAATAGGCCAATTTCTAAAGGTTTTAGATTAGTAGCTGATGTTACATCAGCTTTGAGTACTATACCTTTATTATCTTCCTTTACCTCTCCTATTTCGTGGGTTACCGATGCTATTTCTAAGGCAGCATATGTGTGGGGTTATTCAGCTCCTAGAGTTGTTTCTCCTCCTCATAGAGCCTTTATATCTTCTACACCATATTTGACAACTTATGATAAGCATTCCACTGCGGAACCATTGTCTTTAGCTTTGTCTAATAAATTGTCTCCTGCATTGGGATTCTCGGGTTCAGATAAAGATGAAATGAGTATTGACTTTATTAAAGGAATTTACTCATTTGTTTCTGAATATACTTGGCTTTCTACAGATGCAGATGAATCAAAGATAGCCACCTTCGCTCTTAATCCATTGTCTTGGAGTTCAGTAGTTGCTTCCACTTCAGGAGGCAATTATTTCTTTATGACACCATCCTGTTACTTATCCCGTCAATTTCAATATTGGCGGGGTTCAATTAAGTTGAGAATTTATTTAGCAAAAACTGAATTTCATATCGGGAGATTAGCTTTTGCTTATAATCCCAATGGTACAACTTCGTCTTATGACAATACTGATTATCTGCTTAGGGAGATAGTAGATATAAGGTCTGGCAATTTAGTCGAGTTGACTATACCATACGTTAGTGATAAGTACTGGCAAAGTACTTTGGCTAATGAAGGTATGGGAAATTTAGATATATTTGTAATTGATAGTTTGGCTACTGGAGCAAGCTCTACCACTTTGGCTTCTATGAAAATTCTCGTAGAGGCATGTATGGGTGATGATGCCCAGTTTGCGGTACGTTCCAATAGAAGAATGATAGCTTGCAACGCGGCTACAACATTCCAGTCTGGTACTGAAGTTGATCCTTGTGCAATTGAAGTTACAAATATTGGATCATCTACTACACCATCTAAGGATTATACTATCGCTGCTATGACTATGGGTGAACCTATAGAATCTCTTTCTCAATTGATTAAGGCTGGAGGATACAATTTGTGTGAGACTTCTACAACTGGTAGAGGTGTTGCACATTCTATCTCTGCTACAAATAGCACTGGGACCTTTCCTAATCAACAAACTGATATATTAGGTTCAGTAGTGCCATTATATGCTCTGATGAGAGGAGGAGTTCGTTTGACATTTCAAACTGCTCTTCGAACTCTCACTAGTCCGTTAGTTGTTTTTATGACTTATGGCTATGAGAATAGAGTTCCTTTGCTCAGAGCTTCTACAGATTATGTGACTAGAACTACTGTAATGGCTAGTATGGTCAATACAGGTTCTGTTACTTCTACAAGCGACAATGGCGCTATGAGTGTGGATTTTCCTCCTTATTGCGTTTTTCCTGCAGCTCCCGTTGCTCATAATATGATTTATGATGGAGCTTCTACCTCGGCTTATTTGCCAGGTACAATAGCAACAAATTATGTTATTAGGTGTATGGATTTATCTGTAACACCCACACTTTATGTTCATAGAGCTGTAGCGGATGATTTCCGCTGCGGGGCATTTATTGCCATACCAATTCTTTATGTCCATAATTTCATATCATGATTTATTTAGACTAACTGTCCTTTTCGGGTTTTTCGGAGTTAGTTTAGGATTTTATACCTCCCGTGTAAGACTAGGTATAAACTCCCATCGTTTTATATGATGTTTAGAAACAGTGGTTTAGCGTTTATTTTTACAAGTATTTTGTATTAATAACGCCTTTTATTAGCA